CCCTTATGCGTAACGGAAATTCTATTAAGAAATAGAAGCTTGAGTTACAACATTTATGACCCATGATGAGTTCAAGACAACGCTTGCGAACTGACCTGCCCATGAAATTACATGGAATCGTTCTGCAGGGTTGTTTGAATCTGCACCAGTGACAATGTAGAGCTTAGGAGCATCTAGTTGGTTGTCGTATACACCAAATGCTTCTCGTCCGTGGATATAATTGTCATAAGTTACTGGAGTACCAGCGGTTGTGTAACCTTGGTTAGTAACTAAGAAACGTACACCGTAAAGTGCACCAATTTCACCAGCGTATAAAGCCTGAACATTTGAGTATGCAGCCGCATTTTGCCATGTGGATGTAAGGATTAGGTCATATTCGGTCTGTGGTTGAATCTTACCGATCCAGCCAAAAGTTCCGTCATACATTAGAGCCTTGTTCTCTTTAAGTGTTGCAACAGCCTGTGCTACGTTAGCAGCAGTTAGGTTGGCACCAGTTGTAAGAGAAGTTGCACCACTGTGCAAAGCGTTACGTACTAGAGCATCCAATGATTCACCCATATTCTGGGCTACAACATCGATTTTCTCTTTGTCTCGGTCATCAATGTCTACTGTACCCAAGAGGCGTGATACCTGTACTGAGTTTCCGTATTCAGCCAAAGTTACTGTAACTTGGTCGTCTACTAGAGAAACGAATGCAGGGTTGGTACCTTCAGTTGATAGAGCTGTAGTAGCTAAAGTTAGTGGGCGGAATCTGTTAAAGATTACTTGCTTTCCAGCGTTGCCTTCTAAGGCTCTTAACTGAGCACCTTCTTGGTGTACGAGCATAGCACGTGCTCTTTCTAGGAAACGTCGTTCGTAGTAAACTGCGACTTCGTTTGATAGTGAGCTAGTAGTATTTAATACTGCCATTGATTTATACCTTTATTTTTAACGAACTCTCTTTGAAGCAAAGTATTGTTCCATCTCTTTGGAAGTCATTGATTCAAACGGTTTCTGACTCTTTGCAGGGCTAGAAGTTGGTTTGTTCGCTGCTTTTCCTTTTGATGATACCTCTTGATTATTCGATGGTTTTCCCGTTGTATTTGACATTGAGTCCAATACTCGTGTTAAAGGCTGTAGGAATTTTGTAAAGCTATACGTAGGGTCTTTAGCGTACACGTCACCGTATGATTCGGTAATGTCATGAACTAAGTCCTCATCGTAATCTTCGCTATTTGGATTAAGCACTGAGTATTTTTGCTCAGCTTTTTCAATTTCAACTGCACGCTTATCAGCAGATTGCTGTCGTGTAAAATTAGATTCCAAAACCTTTGCGGTTGTTTGCATTTTCAGATCTACTATCTGAGATGCTGCATTGATTATGTCCTGCTTAATTTGGTCAGGAGTAATCTCGCTCATCTGAGAATAGTCAGGTAACTGAACACTTGATGGACTAACTTGGTTGTTTGAAAGCTCTTGTGTAAGAGTAGATGGTTGCTGCAAAGCTCCCTCTAATTCCTTAATCCTAGTTGTTAATTCACTTATTCGCCTCTCTGCACGAGAAGGTCGTTGTCGTACCCCATCACTACCTTCGGCACCGTTACTCTCATCACTAGAGTCGGAATTACCCTTCGCCTCAACAATACCGTTATCGACATTGGCGTTAGTTGGTTGTAGTGCCTCGGCACCTGCGTTTGAACTTACATCTGATGACGAATCAGTTGCTCCACCTGCAGTGGTGGTGTTTTGCGTCGTTTCTGAATCAGCCATGGCTGCTCCTTTCTTACACACTTGTTAAAGGTTCGTGCGTCACCTGGGGGTGATGTCCCCCAACGCCTGCTCATCTATTTGGGGTGAACAGGAGTTGAATGGCATCATCTATCTTTAATTATTGGCTCTCCATTCTGTTCAACACCGACAAGCATTTTTTCAGTTCCAATAAAAGCAATCGTATGTTGATGGTCACAACTTCTACAAATAAGGAAAGGACCTTGTTGTATAGGTGAATGATAAACTCCAGATTTAGCTTTAGCCTGAAGGTCTTGATTAACTTTTGTAAAATCAGGGAATTGAGCTGCTTGGGCATTCTTGATTTCATCAATAAAGTCCTTATTTTCTTCTTCCATCTTTAATCTTTTCCTCTACTTGAGCGACTGCTGTTTCGACAGTTAAAATAATTTTCTCAAGTTCATCGGCTACTGCATTGGTAGTGATTGTTAATCTTCCTATCTCTTCTATTGATTTAGTAGGAATAGCTTGCTGTAATACTTTGCCTGAACGGTAAGACTTAATTGTTGCGTCAAAATCTTTCTTGATTAGAACCCAACCTGGATGATCGTTTAGTGAAGCATAAGTCTCTATTATTAAATCTTCTTCTTTTTCAAATTCTTGCTCTTCTTCTAGTACTGGTTCTTGTAAAAGGGTTTCATCGAACGAGACTTTCATGTTACCCCGTATTGCTGATTGTCCTCTATTCATTGTCCTAGTCCTGAACTTGCTTTAATTTGTGCTATTGCTTGTGCAATGTCTGGATTACCAATACTCATAGGTCCCTGAGCAGATTCTGGGGCTGCTGAAGGCATTTGTTGGCCTTGAGCTGTACTCTGTGGCATTTGGCTCATATCTTGTGGTGCAGCGGCTGCAGGATTGGCTGGAGCTTGTTGTTGAGGAGGCATACCGCCTTTAGCATTTTGTAGTGCAATTTTAGCTTGGGTTTCCATTTGCATTTTTTGCTGTTCGTAATTCATAAAAGCTTGTGGGTCTATTTGAATACCAGCCTGTTGAGCCATTTGAGCGGCACCTTCTGGTGGTAAGTCTTTAATGTTGATGGTTTCACGTAGCATTTCTTCAGGACCCTTTTGTTGTCCAGGTAAACCCTGACCAGGTTGGCCTTGTCCTGGTTGCTGTTGAATTGGTTTAAGTAAAGTTTTAACGTCTCGTATGCCACCAGTTTCAAATAATTCTCTGTAATACTGTCCATAATCAAATTGTAAGCCAGATTGCTGTAGTTGAGCGTCCATTACTCCTGGTTGTGCCATCATTGTGTTGTGTATTTCTAGTAATTGTTGGTGTAATTCTTCTTGTTCTTGTTTATAGGTGGATTTGGCTTTAATTTTGAACACATAACCCTTGTCATTTTTGATTCTAGCTGGTTTAATAGTGATTTTTACTCGGTCGCCACTTTTAGAAATCTTAACTGAGTCTTTAATGTCAGGATATGACTGAGCTATTTGCTGTATTTCTTCTCCGTATAGGTAAAGTTCAATAGGATGTTCATGTTCAACGTCATTTATGAGATTAATCATGCCATTAAATAATTCTTCAATAGCTTTGTCCATAAATTTAGTGTCAATGTCATCACGTGTAGACTGACTTGCGTTCTGAGATTGAATAGCTTGTGGAGTTTTGCCTTCAGTTGGAGTATTTGATTCACCACTAGCTCTCGTTGTAGTCTGTCCCGTTATGTTACTCATTATGCCCTGAAGCATTTGGAATGTTAAATTGTTGTTTCCATCTACATCTGGGAACTGGTGGTGACTTATATCGTTGGGGTTAGAAACTAACCACTTAGCTCCAGGCTGGAATCTAACAGTTGGCATTACTACGTTGCCATTAAGTACTTTAATTGGTGGGTAAGTTCGTAGTTTAAGTCCATCAACTAATAGGTTTGTAACAGTATCAATAGCGTATTGTGCGTATCGTCCCTTTTCCATATCACCAAGTCCAATAACTGAATCTAGTGTAGGCATAGCATACTTAAGTACTACAGGAATCTTTCCGTTCTTGTGTGGGTTAGGAATGTTACGAATAACTACGTTACCAAAATCAGGTAAGAAATCTATCCATCGTCCTTCAGAACCTGATTCGTATTTAGTGACTACTTCAATTTCACCCGTGTCAGTAAATACTGCTCGTCTTCGGTATTGGAACATAGGGTTGTGTCGTAGATAATCATTGTAGCTAGTAGGTCGTGTGCCACCTTGTTTAGTCTTTTCTAGAACTTGAGCGATTGCATCTAAATCGTAATCAGTGACGTTTTCTTCTACTAACTCTTCTAAGTATTCACGTGAAATGTAATTTGAAATAAATACAAAATCACAGTTGTGCATTGAGTATCGTCCCTGCTGTGGGAAGAAGTTTCTAATAGGTACTAACCAACAATCTGGTCCAGTATAGTTTTGAGTATAAGTCCAGTCGTAGCACATAGGCATAGTTCCATACACGTTGGAATACATGTCCCACATAAATAACTTAGTCTCAAGATCATATTGGTAGGCAGCATTTGGGTAAATGTACTTCTCAAGGATTAAGTCCATGAGTTGTCCTTTACCTTGGTCCTGTAAACCCAGCGAACGAACTGTACCCTTAGGCAAGTTTGACATTACACGACCAGCACGCTCAATAACAATAGTTGAAAGAGAACCTTCGCTTAATCGAACCTTGGCATTGTCAGGGGTTCTGCCTTGGACAAACAGTAAATCTTCGTACTCATCCCAGTCGAGGGACATGTAACGAAGAGCGTTTTGTGCAGTTTGGAATTGAGATGCAAGCATCCCACGAAGTTGAGGGTCTCCGCCAGTAGTCTGATCGGCTTCCTCGGCGGCTTGAATTCGGGTATCGTAATCTTTACCCTTTTCATCTTTTACTTCATTTAGTAGACTAGGTTGTTTTTTATCCAAAACAGAAACTCCCATTAATTAAGGAGTACCTGCTTTACCTAGGCTCAGTACTTAGCAAACATTATATCAGTTTGTTGCCGTATTCGTCAAGTTACTATACCGTGCTTACGAAGTAAATCGGGATCAGATTTAATTAAACCAACTTTATCCCATCTAGTTTTTCTATTGTTTGCACTTTCTTTGTGAGTAAGATATCTTAAATTACTTAATCTGTTATCTAATGTATTTCTGTTGATGTGATCTCTTACATAACCATCTTTAAGTTCTGGCAATAATAATCTGTGTAAATAGATTACTTTTTTGTTTATAGTTGTTCTTACGTACCCGTGTTCGTAATCTTTTCCTTTTTTAGCCCCTTTATTTTTATACCAATACTATTGATAATTTGTAAGGTATTGATTTTCAGGAATATCATCTATGATTGCGTATTTACCTACTGCTTCTCCCCTAAGAGGAAGTTTAATTATTTTATCCATAGGTACATAATATCATATGTCTACATTACTTGTCCACTAAATTAATTTGTTTCCGTATTCGTCAATTAAAATGTGTGAGATGTGTCCTTTGTCATAGGTAATAGTCCACGTTCTTGCTCCTGTAAATGTAGACTTCTCGGTGTTTTCCATCTCTTGTGCAACTGACATCTTGGCTATCTCGTCACTCGGAAATTTACGCTTCATTGATTTGCTTAACACTAGAACTGCGGGAACAGAGTTCATGTATTTGATTTCTAATAGTGAGTGACCAAACTCTACTTGCTCCCCATGATCTAAGATTTCTTTTCCTAAATCTGCCCACTCGTGCCAGAACTTTTCAATTCTTTGCATTTCTTTCAGCCCTCCGTTGGTTGTCATCTAACGATCGATTCATTCCTTGCAAATCACGGTACAGCTTTAAGATTTGATGTCTATGTTCTTGTTTGTTTTTACTGCGGTAGACATTAATTGCCATACCAAATGTTCCTACTCTCATGCCAACAGTACCATCTGCTGTCAAAGAAATGTTTTCAGCTTTAGGACAAAGCTCTTGTATTTCTTCTAAAGTCATAACCCTCCTTACCTTAAAAACCCATTTTTATCAAAACCTAAGTCATCGTTCTGTGTAAATCTTGTAGTGTCTTCCCTTGGCTTCATTTCAAAACCTGCACGTGCGTATTCAGGTATGTCATCATACACGGCGTAATTATTGCTTATTTGGTTTTGTTTGACAGATACTGCAAGATAGCGGAAAGCGTCAGCCCCGTTAGAAGACCAATCATGAAGTGGTTTATTATCGTATACACGTGTTTCCTCGTTGTACTTTCTATGGTAATTCTTTAAGCAAGCTAATCCTATTTCACAGTTCTTCTTGTCGAAGTAACATCTTTGAAGCAGGATACGTGTTGCATTGATACCATCTTCTATTTTTAATTTAGGAGCTACTCGGAAGTTTATTCCTAGGTTCCTGGCTGTCTCAACTCTTGATAGTCCACTACCAAACTCTCTTACCTTAATATCGTGTGGAGCAAAGTGTTCTCCGTAAACATAGGGTTTGTTTTGTAGGACTTTAATGTAATGGTCTAAACCTTTACCGTTGCCTTCGTAATAATCTATGAGATTAACCTTATCATTAATAAACTGAGCAAACCAAATTCCAGTAGCATCACCAACACCCAAATCCCAATAAGTATGTACAGGATGTTCCTGCCTATAAGGAACAGCCGTAACCCTATCGGTTTCTTCTGCCAGTGCAATGAGATCTCCGTAGTAGCTTCCTTGTATTGGCTCATCAAACGAGCACATAAACTCTTGATTGAATAATCTTTCGTCCCCATATAGCCCCTTGTATTCCTCTCTAATCTCATCAAGTTCTTTCTCAGAGAATTGTTTAGCGTCCCTTGCTGTTAAATAACTTACAAACCACCCACTTTTAACTCCTTGTTGATACAGAGTTCTTGCGTGGTTATCTCCACGAGGGGTGAAATTAAACCACATAAATCCTTTGTTCTCTCTGACAATAGGAAGTAGGTAACCAATAATGTTAGGACTCATAAGCGAATACTCGGAGAAGACAATGCCAGCAGGGTTTGTTCCGACAATGCGGTCGATGTCACTTGCTCCGATAATCTGGAAAATTGAACCATTGTAAAGCTCTATAAGCATTTGTTGTTGGTCAGTTCTTTTTCTAATTTCAGGAGGTATGTGATCCATAGTCTTAAATCCATTAGAGTCAATGTTATCCCACAAAGCTTTACGTCCTTGGTTAAATTCAGGAAAAACGTAATAGTAATTAGCTACACGTTTAAGCATTTGAAGTAGAAGTGCGTTTACCATAGTCTTGTCTTTGCCGTGTCTTCGTGGCCAAACAATGATAGCTCTGTCTGCTGGTTTGTCTTGTATAGCTAACCAGAAATCTTTTTGATAATCTCTAGCTACGTAGTTGTAAGGGATAGTTAGGTCCTTCATTATTCCCTTTCTTGTGTTCTTTTACACAGTTCATTAAATGTGGATTATAAACAGTTTTGCAAATAGGGCATTGCCATCCTAAATACAATTTATTAAAATCATTTTCATCCTCAGCATACTCTCTAAAGATTTCAGCTAGGTCATCAAAGAGACTCATCTCTTACACCTCACACAATAAGATTGATAACTTAATCTATGCAGACAACATTTCTTTAGTTTTAACATCCGAATTTACACAAGCCTTTCGCATAGCCGTGATTACAAGTTTTTATTTTCTTGGCAGCAAGTATTGTTGTTAGGTCTAGTTGTTTACGTGGATTGTTTGAACTGCGTTCATTGTTTGAACTGCGTTCATCTACATGTATTGCTAGAGGTTTAGGCTCAGTTGTATTAATCTTTTGTTCTTCATGGAATCCTTCGGTTAATGGGTAAGTTGTTTTATTGGTTGAGCTATGCTCATTGGTTGAGCTATGCTCATTGGTTGAGCTATGCTCATTGGTTGAGCTATGCTCATTGGTTGAGCTATGCTCATTTAACTTCTTAGATAACCAAGCTGCTTTATTTTCTAAAGCTACCCACTTAGCTAAGTCTTTATCTCTAATGTATACGGTCTTCTGTGGCATCCTCACCCCTATCTAGATTGCGTAAGCAATCGACGTTATTACTCCCCGCTATACTGTACATTATATCAAGGAAAGTGTTTTCTCGCAAATCCTGACACTTAACAGAGGCGGCCTTACACGTAATAAAAAAAAATTACCCTAATTAATAAATAGTTGTGTGTCTCAGTACATTTGTATTTATCTCAATTACTAATAATTCATTTACCTTAACACCTATCTGTACAGAGGTGGTGTATCATTTGTTTTATTTTGTTTTTCTTTTTTTTTTCTTTTTTACTTCTCTGTATCTGTTACATGTAGTGATGTATGTAATGATGAACAGGGGTACAAGGTATCAATGGTTATAAGTTTATCTATTCTATTGAGTATCTAGTTTATAGCTATTAAGAGTAGTCTATCCATGGACTGTATGCACTAGTGCAATAAGCACGGGATCGATACAGTACTACACTTGATAAGTTATACACAGGTAAACCCTGTTTTATACTATTATTTTGTAAAATAGGGTTGACAATGGTTATACATTTATGATAAACTAATAACAGTTAAGTAGTAGATAAGTTACAACAGGTTAACGATAATAACCGAACCACTGTCAAAAACTTAACTAACCATTAAAAATATCAATTAAAACTATTATTAAATTAGCTAGAAGTGTGAAAGCCACTACTGATTGTATACAGATAATCAGATATAGCGAACAACCTTATAATTATCGTATTTTTGAGTCGCAAGACGTGTATCCCTGTGCAAACAGGTTTAGGGGAAGAGGACTAGCAAGGGTGATAATAGTCAGAATTGTGTAGGGAAGTATACTAATTGAGCTTGCGTCGAGAAAATCACGAATAGCGACGCACGGGTGAAAGACAAGACAGTAACAATTAGGGATATATCTATACTAGCAACATAGATTAGCGTATACACGTTAAGTGTTTTGGCAATACGCTATATGAGTGTAAGAATTACAAAGTGTTATAACACGTATTACGGGGATCAAACGTGCCCCACCATATAACCATAGTAAAGGAGTAAAAAACTATGAGTATAAAACAAGAGAAAATTAAGGGATACAATACAAAGTATCCAAGCTATGCCATAACAGGTATTAAGAAAATGAGTAAAGAGGCTATTGATTATAGCAAGGTACACGGATACAAGTCTTTAAATGAGCTATACAAGTCTTATTCGGACGCCAAGTATTCAAGCTATCAACGGATATTACGAACCTATAACCCTGAAATACTAGATGTATCGGGGAATTGCATGAGCTATTCAGTGCTACTCAAAGCTGATAATGGGGACTACTTGCATATAACACGCCAAAATAATTATCTAGTTGAGGTTGCATAAAAGAAAGGTTTTATAATGACTGAAAAATTATCTGATAAAGAGCTTGAATTGCTAAGGTGGTATAAGCAATGCGACGGCGTACATGCTAATTTAACTAGCCTGTTCGAATGCAAAAGCTGTTCGGTACTATTCGACGATTATGATGATGTTCGGATATGCACTATCTGCAATAACCCACTTGATATGGACTGTAACAAAAAAATTCAATCAGGTTGGTACTGTTGCGATAACTACTATTGTAGCGAAAAATGTTTGAATAAGTCTTTAGATAATGAAACATGGCTCGAACATTATGACGACGACGGGGACTGTTATTGGACAGAGTGGGAATTATAAATTAAAGGAGTATAAAAAATATGAGTAAAGCAAGTTTTATAAGAGAAAATAACAGAAAGCTTTTTAAAGCAACTGTAACAGGTA